GCTTAATTTAGATTGCTTGTACAGGCGGGGCTATATCCGATTGTTACTAACAGCCTTGTTAACTGCATCTAACTGCAATTTAATCTGGTCTTGATTAAGTTTAACGCCTTTATATTGAAGCTCACCAACTACTTTAGCTCGGTTAGTTTCAGCGTTGTACTGGTCTATCTGCTTATCCATAACATCAGCTTGCGCTTTGATTGTTTCAGCCTCGGCTAATTGAGCTTGAGCCTGTGCTTGTATTGCTACTGGGTCATTCATCATCTGCTGCTGTTGCATTTGCTGCATTTGCATAAGCTTGTTTTCAATGTAAGCCGCTTCTTCTTCACTTTCTGGCTCGTATGGGATGCCCTGTGCGATGGTTAAATCAATCATCTTGTACTTAGCCACTTCACGCATTTTATCGCCACCTTCGCCATCAGTTAGCATCATGGCATTCATAGCAATCATTTGCCCGAACTCAGTATCACTACCAACATAGTTAAGCATTTCCATCATTGTTTGGCGCTGTGCGTTACGAGAGTCTTTGTAAGCCTCACCCGTCCTAACAGATACAGAATACTTTCCAGTAGGGTTGTTTCCGTACGGTCCTACTCTTCCATCAGGCAAAGAAACCATTTCAAGTGTTTGAACTTGTGCATAGTTACCGTCTACTTCTTGCACTCTAATCATGCGCTGCTTGCTAAAGTAAAGCTTCTGCGCTGCTGGTATCCAAGTAGTGCACGCTGCCTTTATAGAGTGAGTGATATTCTTAATGGCAGGCAGTACAGTATCATCTTGACGCTCGTTAATCTGCTGAATAGCTTCGCCACTTGTGTTGGCTGGTGTTGTATTAGCGCCGATAGCAGAAGTCTGTTGTATTTGACCTTCTAGGAATTGCCCTGCCGCAGCTAAGCCGGTACCAATTTGTGGTGGTTGAGTTTGGCCGATTGGCCCTACAACATTAGATCCATCAGGCAAAGTTGCTGAGTCGCTTAGAACGTATGGCGCGTTATCAATATCAGCTCTTGCCCTTTGGTTTGCATGCCGAGCCACCTGCTCGGGTAAGTATTCAGGTTTAGAAACCTGTGGCTTGCTCATAACCTCCATCATTGCAGAGCCAAACATGTTATGAAACATTTCAGCGTCAGTGCGCTTTCTTACTTCACCGCAATAATACTCTTTACCGTTAATCTCTGTGTAATAAGCGTAACGAGGTATTATAGGGATGCGTTTAAATGGTTGTTTCTGTGCTTTAGTTAAATACTTATTACCATCAGCAAGGGCGTACTCAACATACTTCACCTTTCTTCTTTTGATTGGTACATCGCTGCTAATTTGCTCGAAGTGCATTTCTTTTAGCTCTTTAAGCTCTTCCCTAGTGTACTTGTTGCCAAAGTTATCAGTAATGCCGTCACCACTTGTAATGATGGGCGCGCCAATTAAAGTAAAGTCATGTTCAACTAAAGTCTTTTCAACCAGCTCATAATAATGGGCCAAGTAAATATCGCGGCTATTATCAAAATCCAATTGATTATCGTACTCATCCCAAACAGGATTCATAAAGCTAGTGATATTATCCTCGCCGAACTCATCTTCAATCATTCGACGGTTGACGCGGATTAAATGCCATCCAAACTTAGCGTCTGACTTATCTTTCTTAATAGCGCCTGAGTCAAAGAATACAGATGAGCAGGCAGAGCTAATAGGCTCCAAGCAAAGATATTGATACTCGGGGTCGGGATCTTCTTCATCCTCGTACTTACTAACAACCTTGAGCGCACCCATACCACCTATTAAGGCTTCTCTGGTTGATGTTTCGTTAGCTTCAACGCCCTCAGTAGTCATAAAGTCATTGCGCCATCTGCGTTGCAACAGCTCTGCACCCTCATCAGTTGCATCTTCTGAGTTGCTAGCGATAACCGCGTTAAACTCCATATCATTAACAGAGCCTACTATTCGGTTAATGTCACGCCACACACGGTTAAACTCTGGCTTTGGCTTGTTGGCAAACTGCTTACCCCACGAACCAGACCACCAGCCGCCGTCTAAGTAAAATCTTTGAAAATCTTCACGGCACTTTAAGCGCATTTCGTTATTAGCGCTTGCATACCTAAATTCTATGCACATTTGTTGATGGTCAATCATAAATCACCAGTGGTTAACGGTTTGGAC